CTTATAGTGGCCCAACATCACAAAATTTAAATGGATATGTGCTAAAATTTGTAATAAATACTGCATCTACTAAATAAAGGTTAATATATGACCCATACTATTAGTAGCTTTAAAGGCGGGTTTAACGGAGGAACGAGAGCTAATCGTTTTCTTGTTACTATCCCATTTCCAACCACAACAACGACAACAGGTGGAACAACAACTACTACTACGCCTCCTTCTGATTTTACGTTTCACTGTGTTTCTGCAATATTGCCAGCATCCGAATTGGGCGTAATAAAAGTTCCTTATCGTGGTCGTATGGCTTACTATGCTGGTGATAGAGATTACAAACCGTGGACCGTTACTATTTTGGATGACAGTGGAAATAAAAATTATTGGATTCAATTCCAAAAATGGGCTAATTTATTAAATAATCATGCGACAAATACAACAGCCAATGCAGCTTATCCTATTGGCGGGGCTGACCCTTTATTAAAAGATCTTACTTTTACACAATTACATTCTCCAGCAACAAGTGGTACTGGTGTTGCTGCCGGATTTGACAATTTGAAAAAAATAACATTACATCATGCTTGGCCTTCTGAAATTGGTGAAATAACTCTAGATATGGCAGAAGGTGGAAGTTTAATCTCGTACAGCGTAACATTTGTTTATAATTATCTTAACATAAACAATCATTCTTAAAAAATTATGGATTTAACAACATTCAAAAGCGGATTCAATGGGGGCACAAGAGGTAATAGATTTATTGTAAATGGTGCAATTGGTACTGTAACAGCAACAGATCATACTTTTCATGTAGCTTCAACTTTTATTCCTGCAGTGCCCCAAATGGTACTGGAAATGAATGCTTTTGGACGCAAGTTATATATTCCCGGAGACAGAGAATATGGACCTTGGTCAATAAATGTATATGATGATCATGATAACAGTACAACTGGAACTGGCGTTAAAAAATTATGGGAAGCTTTTACAAAATGGAATGAAAGTATAAATTCACATAATGAAAACCTTACTTCAATCGCTTTTCCTCATGTCGATTACAAATATGATTGGACTGTAAAACAATTAGATATTAATGGTACTGTTACTTTAAAAGAATTTAAATTAATTGGATGTTGGCCGAGATCGGTTGGGCAAATTGAATTTAACATGACTAGAAGAAATTTTTTAAATAGATTTTCTGTGGTATTGGCTTATGACGAAATACTCATAACTGATTCTTAATAAGATTAATTTATGAATATAAATATTGTGAAAGATAAAAATGGCTATTAAATTTTTTGGATTCGAATTCGGTGAAGAAGAACCCCAGGAAACAACAAGTTTTATTGATGTTGCCAAGGGTCCAAAAAAATTAATTTCAACAGAAGAATTTGATGGAACCGTTGCCGTTGAGGCAGGCGGTGTATTTGGAACTTATATTGATTATTCCACTACACTAAGAGATGAAAATGCAAATATCATTCAATACCGGAATATGTCTTTATATCCGGAAGTTGATGCCGCAATTGACGAAATTGTAAATGCTTCAATTGTATGGGGAACAGATAGAAGACCCATAAAAATAGATTTAACAAATGTTCCGCTATCAGATCAAGTAAAAAGAAAAATTCATACTAGTTATGACAGAATTTTAAAATTATTGGATTTCAATTCGAAGGCATATGAGATCTATCGTAGATGGTATGTTGATGGCAAATTATTTTATTACATTGCAATTGATGAAAAAAATCCAAAAGATGGAATACAGGAATTAATTCCTCTTGATCCCTTAAAAACCAAAAAAATAAAAAATATAGAAAAACAGCCAGCAAATCTGGAAACTGGTATGGTTTCTTTAATTAAAAACATTGAAGAATTTTATCTATATTCTAATATTGATAAAGATTCTTATTTGACGACACCTCAACAGGGAATCAAAATTTCAAAAGATGCAATTGCATATGTTCACTCTGGTATTATTGATTTAAATACAAAACGAATTATAGGTTATCTCCACAAAGCAATTCGTCCAGTAAACATGCTTCGGCAGCTTGAAGATGCTCTTATGGTATACCGTGTGGCTCGCGCTCCGGAAAGAAGGGCTTTTTACGTTGACGTAGGTCAGCTTCCAAAGCAAAAAGCAGAACAATATCTGAGAGACATGATGTCTCGTTTCAGAAACAAGATTGTTTACAATCAATCAACAGGAGAAATTAAAGATGATAAAAATCATTTATCGATTCTTGAGGATTATTGGATTCCCCGTAGAGAAGGCTCCCGTGGCACAGAAATCTCAGTGCTGCCGGGGGGCCAAGCAATGTCGCAAATCGAAGACGTTGAATACTTCAAAAAGAAATTGTACGCGGCGCTGAACGTACCCATTAGCAGATTGGATTCTAATAGCGGCTTTAACATGGGTCGTACAACAGAAATCAGCCGCGAAGAAATAAAATTCTTTAAATTTATTGAACGTCTTAGACATCAATTCAGTCAGCTATTTTTACATCTTTTGAGAGTTGAACTTTTACTTTCAGGCACTGTGACAGAGGACGATTGGAATTCTATAAAATATTATTTCCAATTCAAATTCAATACAGATAATTATTTCTGGGATCTAAAAGAGGCAGAAATTCTTTCAGAACGTCTAAAAATGGCTGGTGCTGCAGAATCCTTTGTAGGAAAATATTTTTCACAAAAATTTATTCAACAAAGAATAATGAATTTTTCAGACGAAGAACTTATTAAAATACAAAATGAAATTCGTGATGAGCAATTAAAAGCTCAAGCAGAACAAGCAATGATGGCTCAACAGCAACCTATGGAGGCTTTGCCCCCTCCAGAAGAAGGAGCCCAGCAATGATGAGCCCACAAAGAGTCCATAAATTAATTGAAAATTTAATGGAAGGGGAAGAGGATCTATTTGTATCTGGGTTAGAACAAGAATTAGATACTAGAAAACAGGATCTTTGCAAAAATTTATCAATTAAAATATTTGAAAATTTGACTAACTATGCAAGCTCAAAGATAATTGAGGAAAATAAAGATATTCAAAAATTAATTACCCTTTTAAACGAAAGTCAAAGAAATAAAAAGGTAAAAATTGAATTTAAAAATGCTTCGATTATAAATATTTCGGAGTCAGAAATACAACCTCTAAGGCTTTTATTTGATCAATTAAATGATAAAAATAAAAAGCATTTAGCTGAAAATATTTTTGCGACTCCAAGTTTTTTTAAAGAGACACTAAAGTTTGCCAAAACAATTAAAGGATTACTTACATGACCGATAAAATTGCATTAATTGAATCAATCGTAAACGAAAATGCTGTTGATTTTCGTCAGATTGTAAACAAGGTTCTTCTTGAGAAACTTGCTACCCGTCTAGATTCGGAATATAAGAATACTGCTTCGCAGATGTTTAATCTTGCTGAGGCAGAAAAACAGGAAACCGAAGAAGAAGTAGAAGGTGAAACAGAAGAAGAAACAGAACAGCCCGAGGGTTCCGAAGAGACTCCAGAGGCTTCAAAAACAGGTGGCGATAAAGTAAGACATAGTTACGGAGCATATTGACCATGAAACTTATCACCGAATTAGTAGAAGAAGTAAAATATATCAAAGAGGACAATGAAAACGGTGGTAAGGATTATTACATTGAAGGAGTATTCCTTCAGAGCGAAGTAAAAAATCGTAACGGTCGTGTATATCCAACACCAACTCTTATTAAAGAATGCCGTCGCTATATTAAAGAATATGTCGATAAAGGAAGAGCTTTGGGTGAACTGAATCACCCAACAGGTCCCACTGTAAACTTGGATAGAGTTTCGCACATGGTAAAAACGCTGAATGAATCTGGCAAAGATATTATCGGTCGTGCCAAGATTTTGAGCACTCCAATGGGCGATATTGTTAAAAATTTAATTAACGAAGGTGCAAATCTTGGTGTTTCAAGCAGAGGCATGGGATCATTGAAGCCAAGAAATGGTTATCAGGAAGTTCAGGAAGATTTTATGCTTGCTGCGATTGACATAGTTGCCGATCCATCCGCTCCAAATGCTTTCGTTAATGGCATTATGGAAGGAAAGGAATGGGTTTGGGATAATGGTATTTTAAAAGCAAGAGATATTCAAAATTATCATAGCATTATCAAGAAAAGTTCCA